TGCTATGCGCGCTTGCTGCTCTTCGGCGATCGATGCTTCAAGCAACGCTGTTGACTCTGCAAGCTCTGACTCAGCATCACTTCTCACTTTGTCAATACGGCTGATGAGCGATTGATTTTGCTCGCTCATCTGCGACTCAAGCAGCTGCTTCGCTTGCGCTAGCGACTGCTCTGCATCTGCCACGACTTGCTGCAGTGACGTTATGCGCGCTTGCTGCTCTTCGGCGATCGACGCTTCAAGCAGCGCGGTCGATTCGGCCAGTGCTTTAGCATTGTCAGAGCTGACTTTATCAAGCCGAGTCAGTGATGCCTTCTGCTCGTCTTTTGCTGCAAAAAGCTGCAAAAGCGAGCGCGCATGACTGCTTAACTCGTCACTGTGCGCATTGATTTTTTGCTGAGCGTAAGAGAGAGAGATTTTCTCTGTTTCATACTCGCCAGTTCGAATAAAGTCCTGAAAGCTGGCCAGCAGCTGATCATAGCCTTTTTTCTTATCTCCTTTATTTTCTAGCTCAGTGACACTAAAAGCGGCTTGCGAAACTTCCCCGGCCAGCGCGTTAATTTTCTGCTCAGCAGCGTTGAGCTGGCTTGCTTGCTCATGAAGCTGATCATTGGTGCTACCAGGAGCGGCGTTATAAGCCACAACTAGGCTCGTTATTGTTGATTCACTGGCGTCAATCCATTGCTGAGCTGCGTTGGCTTTTTCAACGGTTCCGCTTTCATCTAGTTGCTTGAGCGTCGCACTGATCTTGTAGGTTGCGTCAAAGCCATCAATTTCTTGGCGAACGTCAGTCAGCTTGAGGGCGTTAGCATTCCAATAATCTTGCGTGACGTAGACAGACCAGCGAGAATTCGCCGCATCCAGCTCTTGCTCTGCCATCGCTATGCGATAAGAGACGTCTTGCAGCTGAAGCTCGGCTGCTGATGGTTTTCCGATCTCGATGCTGTCAATCTCAGCGTCCATATCGATACGAAGAGATGTAACTTCTCCGGTCCAGCCGTCGCTAGCCGACAACTTGACGAGCACGAGCTCAAAGCTATCAGCATCGCCGGGATGTTTAATAACGACGTTTTGCGCGCCGCCATTCCATGACAACAGCCCGTTTGCACTGGCTTTTAAGCGAAATCGCAGCACTGGGTTTTCATCAGCATTAAACGCAATGTTACTGCGCTCAAAGCGAGTGCCGATGACCGTTGACGATGCTTCGACAAATGTCGCTCCGGTCCAGCCTTCGTCGCTTGAGTTGAACTGCCAGCTGTAGGCCGGTGTGATCGCGTCTAACGCGCCAGACACGATTTCGCTTACTTCTGAGTACGATGCTTTTTGCGAGATTTTACTTGCGTTAAGCTCAATCGCCGCCTTAGCTTCAATCAGTTGCTTTCCGGTTTCATTTTCTAAGCGCTCTATCTGCTGAGCTGTGATTGCGACCGTGGCCGCAACGCCGTCGATCGCAAGTTGAGCTTCGCTGTATTTGGCTTCTGTGTACGCAAAAGCGCGATTAACAATGATGCCAGTTTCTGGATTGCGATAAACGACAGCATCAACCAGCGTTTCACCTTCTAGCAATCGGCGTTCATGCTCTTGCATAAACGCTTGCATCGACGATGCCATCGAAAACGAGCTCTTCGATAGATCCTGAGCTGTTCTTGATAGCGAGCTGAGCTGAATATTCACGCTTTCTGCTGTGCTTTTTAGCTCATCACGCACATCGTCGATAGTGATCGCGCTGTCATTGAATCGCTGATCAACTTCATCGCTCAGCTCTGATACCGAGTCACGTATCGCTTGCGACTCTTGCTGCGCCGCTTTCGATACTGCATCAACTTCATCACTTAGTTCTGATACCGAGTCGCGTATCGCTTGCGACTCTTGCTGAGCTGTACTAGATACAGCGTCAACTTCATTGCTAAGCTCTGAAACAGCGTCGCGTATTGCTTGCGACTCTTGCTGAGCTGCACTGGATACAGCGTCAATTTCATCGCTAAGCGCTTGCGTTGACTGAGCTATTTTTTCATCTAGATGATCAATGGATTCATCAAGCGAGCTGAAGTAGTTTTTTAGGTTCTCATCTAAGATCTCTCGCGTTATCTTGCCGTCAAGAATATCGATGATGGTCGAAGCGTCTTTGGTGGTGGTACCCACTACATTAACAAACCCGCTTTGGCCTACGGCATTGACCGCGCGCACTTGAAAAGTGTACTCGGTGTCAGGCTGTAGCCCTTCGATTTGCCACGCGACGCCACGGCCCCTGAGCTCGTTGTTAAACCAGAACTCATACTCGGTACCAAACGCCAAGCTGTTCGAGCTGGGGCGCAAAATCAGGTAGGTATTTCCTGCATCCACAGCAACGCTAAACGGCGCTTCCGGTGCGTCAAAGTTGACCGTGAGTACACTCCAACCGGATGCGGCCAGCGGCCCAAGCGCGCGAACCGAGAATTGATACTCACCGCTTAACAAGTACGGAATAGAGATCGACTCGGTCTTGCTGTTTTGCTGCCAAATCACTTGGCCAGCGCCCAAAATGCGCACGTCGTAGCTGTCGATAAACCCTGCTGGCGCCTGCCATTTCAGCACTCCATACGCGCTGGGGTGCTCCGAGAGGGAAAAAGAAAGGCCGCTCGGGGGAGCGACCTGCAAAGGGTTTGGCAACTGCGTATCCGGGTAATCCGGTTTGGGCGGTTTGGGGTGGTAAAGAAAGTGGCTGTCTTGGTACTCAACCAGCTTTAACTTGGTTTCGCTCTCGCCGTATTCGATTTCTCGCACCGAGAACGGCTTGGCTTCCCAGCCGCGCAGTTGGCTCTCAACCGTGACTACGTCCATCTCTTCAACGCGCCAGCCGACGATCGATTTCACGCTGATAGACAGCGTCATGCCGTCACGACTTAATCGCGCAATCACCTCGGCGTATTGCAGCGCTTCGTGATAGTTGTCGATCGCGTCTGCAGTCTCCTCATGCGTGAGCGGTACACTCGCATCCTCAGCTAACCATTGTTGGTGCAGCTCGGAATCTTTGGGCGGAAACACCACTTCGTTCGTTTCCCAATCCAGATCGCGATCAGGAAAACGGATGGTGACTTGGTTGTACCGTTGATTAATGTTGACGGATGTGGTGGACATGCCACTGGTGAGCATCGACTCAGTGATGTGAAGCACCGGCTCTTTTTGTCGGTCGATTTCAACGCGAAGACCGTTTTGCCCTTCGACAAGATAACCACGGCAGTTTTGCAGCAGCGTATGTACGTTCTCGATGAGCGGTTTTGCTGTATCGAGCACCACGTTACACGTCATCAGCTTATGGCCATCGACCACGCTGTTGCAGTACGCAGCCATAAGGCCGTTGAACTCGTCATCCCAATCTTCAGCGGGAAAACCTAAGCCATAATCGGTGTTGGTAAAGTAGTCATACAGCGCTTCGACCGGATTATCCGAGCGCGCTTCAATCACGGCGCTAAAGTCGGGGCGACCCTGCGGATAGCGCTTGTACTCTTTATCCATCGCCAGCTTAACGTATGTCACCGCTAAGCCTTTAAAGTGCATGCCACTCATGTTGTCGGGCGCTTCATCGGCAAACCACTGTGGTATGGTTTGCGTGCGGTCGCCCAGCTGCGTCTCAATGCGCTGTGAGCCACCAAAACCACCGAAATCAGTGTAAGGGCGATCATCAAACTTGATGTCGCTAATTTTGCTGGCAGGGCCAATGCCCCACACCAAGATCGCGTAGTAGGTCTCGTTGGTCACATCATCGTCGTGAACGTCTTTCACGCCCTGATAGACGATCACCGGCTTAACTTTGCGCTTGCCATAAACCACAGGCAGAGACTTGTCCGTACCAAAGCGGGTAACACCTATACCGCCACGCTCGCCGCTGTCGCTGCGGTCTTGCATCTTCTTCGCTTGGTGGTACGAATACGCTGCTGATGCAATGGCTATCGCCCATGCGACATATATTTGCCAAACCATATTGATTAACCTCCGGCGGTACCCGCCCAGTAAATCGTCTCAGCCGCTTTGGCGGCGTATTTAAAGGGATCGTCGTTCTCAACACGCTTTGCGTGAGAGTTGGGAGAAGTGCGCCACACGTTGGCTTTCTCGTACTCTGACCAACGGCTGGCCGCGCGCAGTTCGATTTGCGCTCGGCTGTCGTTGTCGCTTTTCCCGGTCACTTTGCCGCGCCAAACGGGCTCAACGTGTAGGATTCGATAGGTGTCACTAAGATGCACGCGTAAAACCGTGACTGGTCGCTTGTACACATCGGTGCCGAGAATGGTTTGGGTAATGGCTGCATTGGTCATGCTAAAAGCGAACTTAATCTCACCAACGCGCATTTCGGCATGGCGAACGATTTTATCTAGCCCATGGAACGCGCCACTGGCTTGATATTTTTTGCCGCCGAACTCGATATCGAACCCCGCATCAGTGAAGTAAAACGGGTTAACAAGATCGAACGCAAACAAATAGGCCACGATAACGTGGCCTTTTTCGAGTTGCTCAACAACAGCATCAGGTAAAGTTTTCATAAGAATTCGATAAACTCCGCTTTCGCATAACTGATGCGGGTTTTCCCGCCTTTGATCTCAAAACTCTGCGGTTTGCTTTTAGGGCGGCGAATCAAAGTGAACTCCGCGCCCGTACCGATCACTAAAGTGCCAATGGTCAGCGACTTTTTCAGCGGACAGTTAATCTGAATCGTCCCCATGCCGGCATTGGTGGTCTGTACATCGGCCATGACTTTGTAGACTTTGCTTTGATTGGCAAAGTTAATCAGGTCGCCTTTTTTCAGCCAAATGCAGTTGGCTGGCGCGTTGTAGACTGCGATTTCGATGCTGCCCGAGGCGGTTTCCATCGCCAACGCATTGCCGCCTTGCCCTCGAATAACCGAGAGGATCGGCGGCTTCCAGCGAAAGGGACGCCCCGGTCTCATCGACTCGAACATATCCCAAAGCTCATGGTGCAAATCTTCGTGTTTCACTCGGTCAATGCTGACTGAGGTGTAAGCGAGTTCGTAGCGGTGGCTGGGGATTTCCAGTACTTCAACGTGCAAATTAGGGCTTTCGTTGCTGTATTCCGGGTAGTTCGAGATCAACTGGACGTCTTTACAAAAACGGCTTAAATCCATCAAAAACTTTCCCCTCTATCTGCTTTAGCGGAACTGACGGCTCCATAAATAACTTCACGGTTGTTCATGAGGATCTGCTCCACGTTTTTCGCATCAAGCGCTTGAATGGTGAAATGGAACGCATCACCGCCAGAGTCGGCAGCTCGGCCACGGCTCACTTGCTCATACATGCTGTCGAGCTTGCGCGCCGATTCATTGGTGTAAACCCTCTCGCCTTTGTCGAGTAACCAAGTCCCTTCGCGTGGAATGGACTCAATACCGTTATGCGCCATACCTGCGACGGCTTGGCCAGAGGCGATGCCCACTGAGGCGTAACCCATGGTTCGCACCACACCGGACATGATCGGTCCGATATAAGGGCCGAGTGTCAGTGCTTTGGCAGCAGCCTCTTCGGTGGCAATGATCATCGAAGGAATAGCCGCCGCCTTTTGTGCTGCAAACAAGATTTTGTAGGCACGGCTGCTCTCTTTTCCGCCATCTTTGAGCGCAGACAAGGTGATGCCCATCTGCTGAGAAGTGAAGCTAAGCAGATCAGCAGCAACTTGCTGGTTGTACTGTTTGCGTTTTTCGGCTTCGGTCTTCTCGATGTCGGTTAGACGCGATTGGTGCTCTTCCCACAGTACTTCACGGTTGAGGAAGTACTGGTCCTCAAGCTCTTGCTGAAGCGCTTGATTACCTTCGGCCTGAGAGTAAGCTTGGCTAAACTGCTTCGCCAGTGCAGCTTTGCGGTCCTCGTAGGCGAACTCTTCTTGCTTGAGCGCGGAGTTCTGGCCCGCGGCGATGAGTTCGATTTGTCGCTGTGAGGCTTGCTGCTGCGCGGTGAGTTTTTCAAGCTGGTTTTCTTCAAAGCGCTGCTTATCTTGAGCGAAGTTAGACTTTTCCTTTTCTCGATAAGCCTGTTTCACCGCTTCGATAGATTCGTAACCACGCTCAGTGATCTCTTTTTCAGAGAGCTGCAAGGCTTCGATGTCGGCCAAGCGTTGCTCATGCGCGGCTTTCATCTTCTGATAATCACTGGCGTAAATATCATCAAAGCTATTGATTTTTTTCACACCGTCTTTCTGCTGTGAGCTTTCAGCAGTGTCTGGTTGAAGCTTTAGTTTTGGTTGTGGCTTCGTTTCTATATTTAGCCCGAGATAACGAACCGCGTACTCCTGCTGAAGTTTTGCATGTTCGTTTTCCAGAGGAAGCAGCTTGTTTTTAAGCAGGTTGATCTGAGTATTGAGCGACTTTTCTTGGCGCTTGTTCCACGGGTTATCTTCAGCGGTGTAACCGTTATTGAGATTATCCAGCTCTTTTTGCAGCGAAGCGATTTCATCTTTAAGCGGATAGATTTCAGAACGAAGATTACCAAGCCGTTTAACAAGACCGTTTCGTGTTCTTGGGTCATCTGTCCAGCTATCAAACAGCTCCCCCCACCAGCTCACAGCAAAAGAGACTTCTTCAGACAGCCAAGTGATCTGCTCTCTTGCGCCAAGCACTGCAATCGAGAAAGAGCGTTCTAGCTTCAGGCCCATATCGACAAGCGACTGGTCCATCTTTTTAAACTGTTCGATGTCGTATTCCGACATCGCAACGTTCAGATCGTTATAGCGTTTGGTCAATTCATAAAGCTGTTGGCCGTTATTTTCGAGCAACGGCGTTAACGCGGAAGCTTCATCGGCAATCGACTCCAGATAAAAGATCTGCTCTTTCATCGGCACATTAGCTTGATCCAGCGCGTTTTTGACTGCGACTAGCACTTCTGAGCTGGATAAGTGCGACAACTCTTGCGCGGTAATGCCGACTTTAGGTGCGATATTTTCAAAGAAATCTTTGAATTCCCCACCGCCCGTGGCAATGAAATCCCCCAATTTATCGTTGGTGTCTTTCAGAATATCGGCCATCTTGTCGCCGCTGATGTTGTATTGCTCAGCCGCGTAAGACATTGCCTGAATTTCTTCAGCAGACACCTGCGCGACGTTGGCCATGCGCTCAATTTCACGTGCCTGTTCGGCTTGGCGTGTGATTAGGTATCCTGTCGCGCCGACAACTGCACCAACAACGCCAGCAACCGTTCCCGCGACATCACGAAAGTTCATGCCTATTTTCTTAGCGTTGTCAGCGGCATTTTCCAACGATTTGGTAAAGTTGGCGTTGCTGTCGTTGGCTGCGTGGGCTTCCTTGGTGTAGCCGCGCAGCATCTTTTTAGCGATATCAACGTCTTTCTGGAAAGTCACCGTATCGGCGTTAAATCGCAGATTAAAATCAGCTATCTGGGCACTCAATGCGCAATCCTCCTGCCGCTGCGGACATGGCCATCATCTCTTCATCGCTCATTTCGCGATCGTCGGGTTCGAAGTTAGGTAAGAATTCAAGTGGGCTTCTTGGAGGGTCGAGTTTGATGTGTGCAGCGATGGCGGTGATGTTCCAGTTGGTTGCACAAGCCACTGCGTGGCGGTAGTTGTCCATGTCACGACTAAAGCCATGCTTGAAAAAGTGCGCCTTCCACTCGATGATAGTTTGGGCGCTAACTGAGTGCAGCATGGCTCGCCAGTCTAACTGCTTAAATTCAACCGCGAGTGCTTGTGCAAACTCGCGTTCTGCCGTGACTATGGCTTTGGGTCCATGGACACATCGGACTCATCGCTCTCTTCTGGGTCCGTGGACCCATCCGTTGTTTCTTCTTCGACTTTCATCTCCATGCCTGAGAGAATGGCAATGGCGTCATGCAAATCTTTGATCGATGATGCTGAGAACCATTGCTGAACTTTTTTGTGTCGTTCGTCAATGTCATCACTTAGCTCATCGTCAATCAGGCCATAAGCCACGAGGCGAGACTGACCAAGATAGTTGATTTTTTGCCAAGCGCTGATGTTATCTTGCAGCGCTTGCTGATAGGAAAACTCTTGATCTTCAGTGAGTGTTTCACCGCGTGGTCTGCGTGGTGTCTCTGGCATTTCCATCGTCGCGAGATATTCAAAAAACTCAAAACGCTCCAAACCAGAGAGCTGACGAATGGAGATGTCATGGCCATCAATCGGCACCGTGTCTTTTTTTAAGTATTTCATGAGCTATCCTTAGGCTCCAGGACCTGCTGCAGCGGCGATAATTTCTTCAGCCGTCATCGGCTTGCCGACTTTTTTGATTTTGATGGTTCGCGTCATGCGCTCTTTTTGCGCGACCGCTTTACCCCAGCCATTGATATAGCCGTAGTCAATATCCACTGTGCCGTTGGGAAATTTGGTGCGATAGTGCGTGACCTTCCCGGTTTCCAAATCTTTGTAGAGTTGCTGCTGAGCGGGATCGCCCGGCATCCACGCCAGTGTCAGTGAGAGATCGCCCGCCGTCTTCTGCCCCGGAGCGGTTTTGCTCCAGTCGGCTTCGGCATCGTCTAAGTACTGATCATCTTCGTCTTCGACCGTGATTTCACCCGGCTGAATCTCTTTCACCTTGGCGATGTAATCCCATTGATCGTCTGCCAGAAAATCAGAAATTTGGCTGAGGGTGGCGGTGTCTTTCAAGCGCCAGAACGTAGTGCCTGCGCCTTTGGTTGGGGTGGTTGTGGTCATCAATCTGTCTCCATTTCAACAGAAAAAGTCAAAACTAATGAGCCCCAAGGGGCCCCGTCTTCTCGGACATAAGAAAAGCCAGCTCGGTTACACAAAGTGAGCAAGCCGTTTGCGGTGTAATCTCGGTGAATGACGTTCAATACTTTTTCGCCCAAGTTATCTAAATCGTCATCCAACTGATTGGTGGCCAAATCCATGATTTCGACAGCGAGTGCGGCATTCCACTCTTCTGCGTCAAAGTCCTGCCCTGTGGCCTCACCTTCGACCATATAGACAGAAATGGCGGGCACTTCTAATGACGCAATTTCTCCATCATCACTGGCGAGAACGGGTTCACCGCGCCCCGAAAAATAGGCAACAATAAGCGGCTGACCGTCACTATCGACTAAGTGAGTCTGCAGGTCGGTTATCACCTGCTGGCGAATTTGTTTGTTAATTTCCACGCGACACATCTCTCCTAATCACCAGCCGGATTTGCTGGCCTATGGCATAAGAAAGCTCTTTGGGCATATCCGTTTTCATTAGCTGGTTACTGTTTTTGATAAACGATCTGGTTATCTCAGTCGCAATTGGCACCTTGGCGAGTTCAATGGGATAACGTAGATCACTAGATCGCTGCATAATTCGCCACCTACCATTGCTCAGCTTTTGAAGAAAGGCGTTGTCAAACTTGTGCTTACCGATCTTAATCGTCGAATATTTTCGACTTCTCTGACGTTGCTTTTCATATCTCGAATTATAAGACTGTCGATTACGCTTGATTTGATTTCGAGCTTTGGGAATGAAAGTAAGATTGACGCCATTTCTTTTTAGCGACACTTTTGATTCTGGCTTTTTTGGGTTAGCTCTTTCCGATATCCGAACATATTTGCGAATGACTTTCTGCTGAATATCCACCTCCTTGGAGGTTTCCTTAACAGAACGGCTAATCACTCTTTTCACAATTCGGTTAATCGCCATTGCGCTGGCGCGAGGTACTGCCTTTTCATCCAGAGCACTGAGATTTTTCACTGCAGTTGCCAATTGGCGGTCGAGGTTATTCATTGCAAATCGAAACTAATAAGGCTATCGCGATACTCAGGCACATCGACAACGACATAGTTACGGTTTTTGTAAACTACTTTGTCGCCTTTACGCACCTTAATTCCCGATGAGCTAGGAATAGACAGACGAGTAACATTCGCAACCATGACACCAAATTGCTCTTGCGATGTATCTTGAATCGCAGTCGTTGTCTGCCCTGCAATTGTTACCACGTCACCAAACGTATCAAACAGGGCAGCGTCCATCTCCGCCACCGCATCGGACCAATTATTCATCGCCGTCCTCGGGCTCTTCCGTTTCCGACACGATCCACTCAGCTTTACGGAGTGACACCAGCGAACGCGCTTCAGAAAGTTTAAGGTCTTTACCAACCTCTAACTCCGTTTTGAGCGGTAACGATTTACCACCGCAGCGAACGGGGGCAATAGTACGGATTTTTTGTAATTCATCTTTCATGGCTTTATTCCACTAAAAAGCCGCCCGTAGGCGGCTGGTAAGAAGACGTTCGATTAAGCGGGTTTGCGACCCAAGCAGAACGATTGCGGGTGACGTACTGCTACGTCAGCATCTTGGAAGGCAACAATGCGTAAGCGGCCTTTGCTGCTGTGCGTGTATGGGTCAACGGTCAGATCCAAACCACCCCACAAACCAATCAACAATTCCGACCAAACACCAAACCAGTAGTCCCCGCTATTGATTTGGTTCGAAATGTGCGTGCCATAACCGTTCACGGTGTTACCCGCTTCCCAGATCGGTGAGCCGTTGGTGTTAGCAAATTTCTGGGTAGACTTACAGTGACCACGACCTACGGCGTTCATAAAGTAAAGCATGGACCCAACATCGGCGTTATCCGCTGCAATGATGGTTTCCATTTCAATGAACTCTTCATAGGTTGGGTTCGTGCCAGCCAGATTCACTGGGTTTACCCCCGTGATACCAGCAAGGCCGAGCGGCTGATCGCCACCTGTGCCATACAACGCGGCTTTATCAATGGTTAATGCCAGCGCTTTAGCAATATCACTCCGCGCGAGCATTTCCACGTCCGTAGACGACTGCATGATCATCTTACGCGTCATTTCGACTAGTGCTGCACAGGTGCGGTTTTGCAATGTGCGCTCACCGAAGGTGATTTCTGATAGCGTGGCATCTGCATCTTCACCCAGCCAGTAACCCGTAGCGCCGCCTTCTTGGGTAGGAATAGAGAGATCGCCCACCAGCCCGGTTAGCGTTGTCGCATACTGCATGACCGAGGATTTGTTGTAGAGCATATCGATAAAGCTTCCCGCCAAATGCTCGGTGGCGATTAGGTTTGCACCTGAACCAGACGCGGCAATCGGTGCTGCTGCACGAAGCACGTCGTTTGGCACAATGATGCCCTGCGCTTCACGCTGCAGCTTCCCTTCCGCCGCTGCCGAGGCTTCTAACTCAAAAGCAGCCGCTTGGCGGTATTTTTCGTTAGTTGGATTTGAGAGGTAACGCAATACGTTTAAGAATGAGTAATTGCGGATCTCTGAATCTGACAGGCCGATATCAGGGCTGTCTGCCGCCGATGGTGTTGCGCTACGCTTGTTACCTTTGTCGCTTCCCGGATTCGCTGCAGCATCCAGCAGTGCGCGCTGGTAATCGGCAGCAGTTTTGCTTTTGTCGCGAAGATACGCGTTAGGATCTACGCCTCGGCTACCGTACTGCTCAAACAGGTCGAGAATATCGCGGACACGGTTTTGCTCTGCTTCGATACCTGCTTGGCGTTCTGTGTTGGCTTCTTCAAGAACTTCAATGATTTCAACAATAACATCTTTCTCATCAACTTTCGCACGTACTAAGCGGCCACTGGCATCACGAAGGGTTTTGGTCTTCATATTGGATTCACTCCGGGTTTCAATTTCAGTTTCGTTGTCTTCTGCGCCAGTTGGGATGATGATCCCCATATCACGCAGTTGGTTGAGGGTTTTAAGATTGTCTAAGCTGCGGCCTACACCAACCGTTGGGTCAGCAGGAACAGTGACAAAGGATTGTTCAAAGGGCTCCCAGTCGGTAACGCGGTAAGTTCGCGTGCCGTCTTCGTCTTTTTCGAGCACCATTTCGTGCACGATATAGCCGATGGAAACGTGTTTTCGGATTCGGTTTTTAACGTCCTGCCAGATCTCTTCTGCTCGGGGGCTGGTACCAAAACGCACCACCGCTTTACCCGTTTTGTTTTCAATTCGAGCAGACTCAATCACGCCGACCAGATCATCCCAATCGTGGTTCACCAATGAGGATGCGCCAGCCTCAAAACGTTGCATTCGCACCGCACCGGGTGAGTGATCGAGAATTTCATAACCAAACCAGCGCTCAACCGCGTATTCACTGGAGAACGTCAGTTCAGCTGTACGTTCCTCTTCGCTGATAGAGTCAACACTGTAATCACGGTAAAGTGGCTGGCCTTTCTGCTGGCGAATGGCATCACTCGCCGTCAGCGTCTTGCTCGCTGTCTTCTTCTTGCGCATTATTGCTTTCTCCCGCTGGCGTGGGTTGCGCCTGCTTAATTCCAAGAATTTGCATGATCATTTCGTCGGGTATCCCTAGCTCTCTCATCGACTTAATGTCGTTGGCGTAGGCTTCCCATACGTCGATAGGGTCACGCCCCGACTCTCGAATGGATTCACTCGGTGATTTGCGACCGTTGATCTGTGCTTCGGTAATGGCTTTTTCTTCCTTGAGCGGGTCTATCCACTCCCAGCGGCGAGCCTGCCATTCCACTTCAAGAAACTTGCTCAGACGTGAGGCTGGGATAGGCTTGCCATTGGCGTTCAGGATTTTTCCAGCTAGCAGCGAGTATTCGAGCCAACGCTCATAGATGGGATGGCAGACCGATTCAATGAACCACTCTTGCAAATCCTTCCAGCCATCACGTTCGTCTAGTTTTCCTTGGCGGATTGAACTGAGATTGACGTTTTCTAAATCATTGCTGTAAGTGTTGTAAGCAAGCCCCTGACCTGTCGCCATGCCTCTCAGCATATGCTTGGAAAACGTAGCGGTTTCAACGGATGGAAACTCCGGCTTGTAATCAACAGGGTCATAGCCAAGTGGTAAGGTGATCACTGAATTAGGTTCTAATTCGATCTCCGGCTCATCCACTTCGTCATCGTCTGTTTCAAATACCTCAGGGTCTGGTTTGAGCATTACGACGTTGCTTGCGCCAGCTCTCGCGTTAACCACCGAGGCTTCTTCAAATCCATCGAGGTTTTTCATTCGTCTCAGTGAGGTATGGTTCCAAGGAACGCCGCGATATTGCTCTGGGTGCTCTTGGTCGAATACGTGCAGCATGTTTTCTGCCAGTACACGTTCAAACTCCTTTCCGCTGTGGCGAAATGGTTCAGCCAATACGCCTGCTTTGGTTTCCACCAAGTAAGCGACTGGCCGACCATAAGGAGTCATTTCTATTCCTTGACGAATGATGTTGCCACTGGCCAAGCGCATATCGTTGACCTGAACAGGGACACGCATTGGATCAAGCAACTGCAGTGCGAAACCCCAAGGTCCTGCCGTGCTCCCTTCTACAATCCGGATAAAGATTTCTCCTGAACCCACAACTGTATTGAGAATGACTCGTTTAGCACGCCGCCAATCCAGACGACCGTCAACCGTGCAGCTCTCACGGCGACCCCACTTTTTGAAAGCGCGCTCTACCGCTGCATTGCCATAGGTATCGAATGAACCATTAGGCTCTTTGGCGCGAACCTGCAGTACAATCCCTTTGTGACCCAACACGTTTTTGCGCACTTCACGCACAAAACCACGGGCATAGTCGTTATTGCTGATCTGCTCGCGAGAGCGGGCAACCAAAGTCACCAGTTTTTGGTCAATCATTTTGCCTATAGGTACAGGCTGAGTGGTCCAGTTACTATTGCTACGATCTGGGTCTGCAGCTGAAAACAGGCTACGTGATGCGTTTAGTTTAAACACCGGAGCCGTTCGAGCCTTGCGTTTCGCGGCGGGTTGTACTGGTGTTGAACGGAAAGGATTCCACATTAGCGCATCCTCACTTTGGTGATTTTAAGGAGGCCTCGGCCAGACTTAACCCGTTTTTCTTTTGCCACCATCACCGCAAACCGCCGCTCAAGTTTCAGTAAGTCACTGATTGGCGTTTTCTCTAAGCTTCGCCCACCAAACGACAACTTAAGCTGATCGGCCGTTGCTCGATTCGCTAAGGTATTGCGTATGGCTTGTAAGGCTTTTTCGGCATCACTACGCGGATCGTGCGATTCGAGCTGGACGATATCAGGTAGAACGGTCACTCGTTCAGAGTACGGCTGATAAACGTCCTGCCCTTTGGTTACTCGGATCACTGCGGTGTATTCGCCTGATGGCCAATTGGCCGTCGTCATGCCATCAGCCGCAAAGAGAAATGAATTCTCTTGCTTCTGAGCAATGATTTCTGCCCCATGATTGGCTGAGCGTAGATACAAGGTGGCATCCCACTCTGAGGCGGGATATTGGGAAAATGAAACGGGAAAGCTAACCGACAGACCTGAAATAAAGGTTGTCGGGATTACCATGATGTTGCGAAGTTTCCTTTTTTACGCCGCGTCAGCAGGCGCTTTTTGGTTTTTCGTTTGAGCCGAACGGGAGCTTCTTGCTGCTCTTCCTCTTCCAGCTCGTCCTCGTCTAACGATTCGGTTGGTGCAGTCTCTGCCTCTTCTTCATCGTCAGATTTGATTTTCTTGCGGTCTAGCCGAAGCATTCGTGCACACATATAATTCATGCCCTCACAGTCGAGAAAGTGATTGTCTTTACTGACTCGGTTCCAAGTGCCGGATTCTTCATCAAACTCTTCGGCAACAATCTGCTTGCAGTAATCTTCCGTTACATCAGCAGGCAACAGCCAATCACCGATCTTTCCTTTTTCCCAAAATACACGATTGTGCACCCAAGATTTGGCAAGGCTGGAATCTATATCCCAGCGCTTATCGCCGCGCTTTCTAGTTTTGCCCTGCTTATCCACCTCGACTTTCATCATTCGAAATGGTTTAGGCAGTTTTTGAAAGCCCATTAAAGCACGAGCACGAGAGCGATGGCGACGTACCCAAGCGTATACTTCGTCTGTGCGGTAGCCAGCATCGACTCCGGTTAACTTGATGCTGTGTCCCTCCCACTCTTGGGCAACCAGCTCATCCAGTTCTTGCCAAACTTCCGGCTTATCTGTATTGCCCCACAGCTCACCAAACTCGATAAGTCGCGAACTCATGCCACGCATCCAGCCACGAACAACGTAGACTAAGCGGTTTTTCTGCACGTCCACGGTGCAGATCAACACCTCTACCCCTTCCGGTATTTCACCAGAGGAATAGCTTGAACGCAGTGCATATACTTCTTCCCAATCCGGCGCCTCACCGACAACCGCGAAGATTTCACCAAAGCCCGTGTTGTAGACCGAAAGCAGTTGGTTTGGATCGCCACTGCGTTGGGCCTGCAGAAGTTTACGCGCCAGATAGCCGTAACTCTTTTTGCCTGAGAATGAACACAGGCCGCTCACCCAAATACTGAAATGGTTGTTATCTTCCAGTGGGTGCAGCATGGAATGAAACGGCACAACAGCCGATTCGTCTCCCTGAGTGATCAGCACTGAATGATCATCATGCCGTTTGGCATATTGACCGGGGGCGATTGCAACGCCCTGTGCATTCATTAACTTACGATGTTTGTCTTCAATTTGACCGCCGCAATGAGGGCAGGTCAGCCTAGCTTCACGTGAAGCTGCAGCTGGTGAGCACTCTTTCTCTGTGCCCTTACCCGGCCAATACAGTAACTCACTCCGCGGGATAAAATACTCACCGCAATCTGGGTCTGGACAGGGTACCGCCCATTCGTGGCGGGTACCTTGTTCCCATTCTAGCCAAATGGGGCTTGAGACTTTTCCCTTGGGCGAAACGGCCCAATGCGTCATTCCCGTTTCGGGATGAACAAAGGTGTTTGCTTTGCCATGCGTAGGCGTACTGGTCAGCCCGAGCTTGGAGTCGATATAGGCATCACCCCGCGCCTCGGCAATTTCCGATAGTGAACCCTCGCCCGTTGCGTTCGCATCCGGGCGATCAAGTTCGTCAACTAGCGTGATAACTGCAGAGTCAGAAGCAAGTTCGGTGGCCGAACCTGCCCAAGCGAAACGCAGTGAAACACCGCCGATACGCTTTTTGTGTTTCGGACTTTTGTCGTCGTACTTAATCCAAAGACTCTGGCACTCGCGAAACATCTCCATGATCTTGGGTTCGACCACTTTGTTGATGTTGGACTCGGTGGGCCCAACGTAAATAATCGGTGCTGGTAAATCATCCAGTCGCCAACCAATGATGTTCTGCATGGTGGCCGACTTGCCCATTTGCGTACCCATCACAAAAGTGATTTTGGAATACGCGGGATCTGAAAACGCCACACAAACCGGAATCATGTAGGGCGTTGAAGTGGTATCAAACGGCCCCGGTATTGGAGAGCCCGGAGGCATGATGCGATTTTCAGTCGCCCACTGCGCAGCATTCCTCAGAGGTTTCGCTCTCACCATCTCCGCTACGTTTTGCAAGATAGTCAAAAGAGCGTTTGAAATTGAGCCCGTTTTTGAAACTTCTGAACACTCGTTGCTCATATCAAAAACCCAAACAAGTTATGACTGATTAACCAATAAAAGGCGAATCAGCTTGTCACCAGAATCATGCTATAACCAAGCCTAGATAAGCCAATCGTTAGTTTTGGGTCGTCGTCAAAGGCACCTAGGATCTGGTTTGTTGCTGATATTCTTGCGAAGATATCAGCCTTGATGGTGATTGCATTGCGATTGTCATTCACTGCTCTCATGTACAGCTCATCAAAAGGCACGTCGTATTGACTTAACCACTGCCTTGTTTCTGACTCGGAATCGGCACATCTTCCAGTGACGAGAATAATTTTAAAGCCCGATTTACTGAGTGACCTCACTAATTCGATGATGTTTTCTATCGGCTTATCATGAATGCAAGCCTTATTGTATTTTGAGAAATGCTTAGTGCTCCAACCTCTGCGTGGAATTAAAGATTCTCTGCCACTGTTATCTGCAATCGTTTTATCAATATCGAAAATCCAACACTTATTCATAATCTAGCCTTCTGCGTAGTCAGCAATAAAAGAGCAGATCCTGTCGGATGTAGCACCACGAACCCGCCTGTTTTCTTTGTCAATGATGAACTTACATTTAGACGGATCGCTTTCTGCTGCGACTTGTTGACCGATTCTCGCCCCAACTCCATCTAATTCACTCCCAAACAAATTCGCAACGGAGTACATGAATTGCGCCAACTCCTGAACGTCAATGACGGACTCTTCAGCTTTCTTCGCTTCGATTTCCGCTTTGCGCCGCTTGGCAGAAGTAAGCAATAAATCTTCGCCATCTTTGGTGCCGACTTTGGGAGCTGCATGCTCTTTCTCATACTGACCGATTTGTTTTTGTACTTCTCGGTCAATGATCCACTGGATAGCTTTGTCAGTTTCGATTAATAACGGCTTTCCTTTTCCACCACCACCCTGATGTGGCAAACCCTCTTTGATGAGGTCACCCACCCATTTGGGTGAGTAGCCCATGATTTGGGCAAATTCATTTCGGTTTACTTCTGCCATAGCGACACTCTTTTAGCGTTACGCGTTATGGTTCACTCCCTTCTTTTCCTACCAGTGAGAAGGGAGTAGAAACTCCTTTCTAAAATGAGGCGGAGTCGGCGCGATTTGCCCTCGTGCTTTGCATACCCCTAGGGAAGGACCCGCGACCACCCCCACCCCTTGTGGCACAAGGGTTTACGACGAGTTCGACCAGCCGCGTTTAGCGCTCGATCTTTTGGCTCGTTTTCGCCAAGACTTTCAGCATCATGAAAAACGCCGAAATCAGGCTGTTTTGAGGGAAAACAGGGGAAAACTCCCTTCTGGTCCTTTCTTGATTTTTGGCCCATTTAGCCATCTAGAATTCCAAACAATACACAATCACCAGAATTTACCGATTTTCTTAAGAGTTAAATCGGCAAGAGTTTCGCGAGCCGTTGAAAGATCTAAACTCATCCTAAATGATCATGTTTTCAGATCTTCCCTCTGTCTTCCCATGAAAAAAAATAAAGCCCTGCAGATCTAACCAGTTGTGGTAGGTCTGCAAGGCCTTGAGTTTTAAGGCTTCTGTCGTCGTATGTATGTACGCTTGGTCTAAATCTGACATCTTGTGATTGAGTATTCGTTCACGCACAAACTTATCAACACCAAGATCGGTTAATCGAGTCCCGACCAGCTTACGGCAATGATGGCTCGTAAACGCGCCTGCGCTGAACTCTGCATAGATATCATTAGCGGTATCTTTACAAATAGGCGCATCCCCTTTCGAGTTCGGGAAAATAAACTTTTGCCTTTCGGATTGAGTGGCACGATAACGAATCAGCAGATTCCTCACCTGCCAAGTCAGCGGCAACACTAACGCCTCACCGTTCTTAGCATTACAAGCCGGAATACGCCAAATACCCTCATCCCAATCAATATGGCTCCAACGTGCCAAACGTGTTTCACGAATGCGCGTTCCGTGGGCCAACTGCATCAAAATAAACACCTGCTTTTGCTGCATGTCGTCTTTCAAACGCTCAAGCAGTTCACGCACATCATCAGACTGAATCTTACCCTCATTGGGCGTAATTTTCTTTTTGATAAAATCGCTAAACACCATTCCAGCCATAGGGTTAGCAGCAATATGTTCTTCTCGATAGGCCTGATTAAACGCCGCTTTCAGAATGGCAAAATAGCCCTTAACCGTTCTCAACTCATAGCGCTCTCGCAATGGCCATATCAATGCATCTTTAATGTGATGCTTACGAACATGAGTTAACGGCAAATCATTCAGGGCGGGGATCAAGTGGTTAAACACCACCGAGCGCACCGCGCTTTTCCGCTCTGCAGAAATGTCTTTGTTTGAATCAATATGCTCAACATACCAGCGCAAACAATCCCCGAAACACGTCCAGTCAGTCACAATCTGGTCGGTTTCTGTCGCCATTCTCGCTATTTTTTGTGGCAACAGCTCAAACAACGCTTTTGCGCTCAAACGCGGCCAAAGGCCCAAACGCTCCCATTTAGGTTTTCCAAGCTTGCCGTTGTTTTTTCGTTTATCTATTAGCCACCAAGTAGCACTCTCACGAGACTTATGAAAACGCAGCTCAAGAGCATACCTCTCATCCCTAAGCCTCGTGACAGTATCACTCTTCAAGTACTCTTTAATTTTCGCATCTGAAATACGTAATCTTACTGTCTTCATATATATAAACCGCTTAGCCTGTCTCTCCAGTGTCACGCCGCTTTTTCGCCTCTGGCTGACGTTGCCGTTAATGTGGGTAGCTTCACCCTGACTTGCACCTTTTTGATTTTCAGATCGCGCTTACACGTAAGGAGTAAGCAGGGTCAGTGCTTCGTGGTCACAGCTAACGATCTAAAACAGCGAGGTGCCAACGCACGTCGAATAGGGTCACCGCCGTAAGCACTTGGGACAATGGCTTACGCCTAATCATGAATGCACTTTTTGCTCTTGGCGGTGGTAATTGTTCTACTCGTCTTTGCTGAGGTGTTTTTTGATAATGGCCACCAATTGATCGTCAGTTTCCGTTTTCGTGTTTTTGGCGTATCCATCCGCAACAGTGATGAGAACTTCGGTTACTGCTTCTGGGCTCAACAGCTTAGCTGCCCAATACCCAAGAAGTTTTTTAAGTAGCGTGAAGAGAAATAACTTCATAACGCTTCTCCATTAAAAAAGGCGACCGAAGTCGCCTGTTAGTGAATAATCCCTTTCGGGAATTTATCGACAAAATCAGAAACAGTGCCAGCACCTAAATGCGTGTTGTAATGCTTCTTCCAATAGCGAGCCAACGCAGGAATATCACCTGCAGGTGGCAAAGCCTCAGGAACACGAAGATAATGCACTCGACACATCGCCACGGCGTAACGCAGGTTTGCGATAAGTTCAGTTGCATCAACTGGCGGATTCGCCCTGTCCAAGAAAAAGTCATTACCTATTGAATCTAGAACTTTCTCTGCAAGAGGTAGTTTGTACTTCAGAAAATTCAACCAGATATCATCGTGCGTGGCGGGTTCCATTTGGATAATGCCAAGCGCTGGCCCATTCCCATGCTGCTTGAGATAAACACCTCGGCTCTCAGTAAAAATAGTGCCGATAACCAGCTGCTCGGCTGCTTCACTCCAAAGTCCAAGACGCTTAAGTTCAGGCCTTACGACCAACTCACTCAGTTGCTTTGCGTCCATCTCGTTCTCTCCGTTTCTTCATGCGACGCTGATCGAGATACACAAAAATATCGAAGACCAAGCGACCACCAACAAAAACTAGCCCAGCCGTGGTGTATGGATTAAAAACAACCGGATCAGGAATAGCAGCAGCTGCTTCCGCAACTTCTCTCGCACGAGCCGTAACGCTTTCACTAAAAAAACTGATAGCACCACCGCCAAGATAAACTATTAATCGCCCTTTCCACTCCTGAAGCTGTTGCCACCAATTCAAAAGCGTTGAAACCATAGGAGTCCGGCTCCTGTTTTATAGGAATAAAAAAGGCACCCGAAGGTGCCCAACACGTCAACAATCAATGCTTCGCATTTATTCAGAAGAACCGCTCTTCATTGCTTGAAGTAGTTCCTCGTGCCTTTTCTTTTCAAGCTCCTCTTTCTCACGCTTAGTTATTGACCATGATACAAAAATAGACAAAGCAAGCGTGACAACGAAGCCTTTAACGCCAAAGGCGAATGTGCCAATACCCATAACCGCAAGCATAAGCAGCGCGCCAAATACTTTAACAAAAGCCATAACAACTCCATTTAAGTGCAATAAGCACCCTATGAAACCGCATTATTAAATATTTAGGCAACTTATGATTGTTATTTCGTGACAGAAAAAACAAAACCCCGCCGAGTGGGCGAGGTTTTGCATCGTGGGAATAGTGCGCCATATTGGGGTGAATGTCAACACTCACCCACTAGATGTAGTAATCCATAACACCCAGCAACAAAAAACGCCCAACTAGGGGCGTTTTCGTCTTAGTAGCAGCAAGAAAGGTATCAATTTTTGTTTTATAAAAAGTACTTCATTGCCTGCCGTGGTAGAAGCGAATTCTAACGATAGCGAGACTCACGCTACTAAACTTAATACTTTCCTAAGCCGCTTCCTCCCTCTCGATTCTATCCATCAGCGCCAGCATGGCAGCGTTACGCTTACCAGACAAAAACACAGACAGCTGTTCCAGTACAGGATGATACTTGCGCTTAAACACTGAGAACGTACAGATAAACTGAGAAGCACACATTGCCGCGAAACGGATCTCCACGTTCCAAGCCACGCGGCCATCTTGACAGTGCAAACAATCACGGTAGTGACGGTTCGCACTTAGGTACTTACCACTACCACCACAACAAGAACAGATCTGCCCCATTGGTGTGATTGCCTCTGTCACGGCTGCGTTCACCATTGCAGCAAAGGCTAGATCGCTCTTTTGCCCTCTCCAATCACCCGTTAGTGAGTACACCTCGGCCAATACTGCTTTCTCCAGCATGCGACGAGATTGAGCGTTGTCCAGTAGCTCGACAAACAGCACCAGAAAGCCAACTGGTGACTCCTTCCAAGTAATGCCCACCATCGAGAGCTGATCCTCTAACGTAAAAATACCCTTACCGCCTTTTTCCGGTTGATAATTTATGCCTTTTAAATCGAACTTAGCCAATAACGTTTCAGGTCTCATGCTATGCCGCCTCCCCTAATCGCATGCGGAAATTAATGCCCAACTCATCAGCCACACCGCGAGAAAACGGGATTTTTGGAGTGTAATGCGTGAAGTGAGGAGTCCAGAGCACAAACGCAGAGGGAAAATTCACCCCTGTCTTTTTGGTTACACCATCAATGTCGTAAAAGTTGTAACGGCCATCAGGCTCGTAAATCGCAGTTGCCTTGCCATCAACCAGCTCGCGCCACCATCCGGTAGCAGGTTCGTAAGGCAGTAACATCATTCCGCTATTGCCTCCTCTAGCCTCGTCAAAAGCTTTCTTGATAAAAAACTGCTTCAAGTCAAACGGCGGATTACACCAGAAATCATTCTCCCAAGGCAGGCTAAGCGCATCAAAGCCGACGATCTTCGCGTGCGGGTTAAAATCCTCTTTGCAAAAACCAATGCCGCGCTGGTCATAATTCCCTGCTCGCTGCTCCAGCCATTCAAGCGAAGTGTAGAAACGATTCACTTTGGCCGTTGCAGGTTCTGCGCAAACATCCAGTTTAAACTGGCGACCATACAGGGCTTGGCCATCTTCAAAACATTCCCACGTTGTACCCCAACGGTTTTTATCTTGAGTTGGCGTTGTTGAGTGAACAAGAATTGGCATCACGCCACCCCCTTAAGATTCTGTTTTTGGCGACGGTAGCTATCCCATGTAAAACCCACCCACTCGCAGTTCTCAAGCAACCTTTCCATCACACGCTCACCAAGAACTCGAGTCAGCTCATCCGATTTGAGATTGGTTAGAACGCCCGTTGGTTTCTCGTTGGTGTAGCGTGAATCAATAATCGTATTGATCATAATTGCCTCATGGTCGTTCATGCGCTGCACGCCTACCTCATCAAGCACCAACAGATCCACACTCGCCAAGTACTTCAAGAACTGCGATTCTGTAACCTTGGATTCCTTGTTGTACTTGTCGCGAATTTTCATCATCAGCTCAGCGACCGTAATCACCAACACCGTGTATTTACGCTTCATCAACGCATTCGCCATCGCACAAGCCAGATGGTTTTTACCCGTTCCTGTCGAGCCAGAGAAAATAAAATTCTTCTGGTTGCCATCTAAGAACTCAGACACCCAGCGACGCGCAACACTGAACGCTTGACGCTGCCCTTGGTTGTCCGTGATGTAATTATCAAACCGACACTTCAGGTGTTTTTTGCCAACACCGCTACGGCCAAGCAAATCTTGAATCTTGCTTTGCTGGTAGTTCTCGTACACCTCTCGGTCCTTAGCCTGAGTGGCTAGCTGGCTGATCTGGCTCATTTGCTCCTGCGTGTACGGCACCACATGAGCAGGCATCGCTTGGCGAAGTTTTTGGTAGAAGTTGTTCATTGCTCACCTCCGGTTTGACGATCGATAAACCACTGCGGTGGTCCGTAATCGGCTGGGTTGGTTTGGTCTGAAAATGGCTCAACCTGAGAAATCTTTGAATTTCCGCGTGCCGGCACTGCGCGTTCTCTCGCCCACTGGTTCTGCAAACGCATCCCATTGCGCCAAGCGGCTACCCAATCGCTGTAAGTCGAACCACGAGCAATCATCGCATCACGCCACTGGTCCGTAGCAACACGAACCTCCAACACAAAATCTGTCTGCTGGAGATACCAATCACGCATTTCCGATGTCACTTCGAACTGGTCAGGAAACTTGGTTTTCACACTCGCATTGCGCTTGGGTTTTTTAGGTGCCGAATTATTCCCAGAATCCTCAATGGGGGGATTAAGGGGGGATCTATTATTATCTGATGGATCTAATGATGGTTTGGGGCCAGCTGTCGCCCTACCCCCTTGCGTCATTTGCCCTAGGTCAGAATTTACCCTAGGGTCATCACTACCCGAGGTAGCACCCAAATCAATGATGGCTTTTAGGTTGATCCAGTACACGTTTGTGTCATGAATTTTGCTCTCTTCCGCCTTACGACGACGAACAGAAAGCACCCCCATTTCAACCAAATTTTTGATTTGAGTTTTCACCGTAGATGGCGAAACACGACTCTTCTTAGCGATGGCCGACTTACCCGGCCACGCCATACCATCGTCATTGGCATAGTCTGCCAAACAAAGCAAAATAATCTTTTGCGTGCAGGTGAACGCATCAACGTCCAAAATGGTGGACATGTATTTAATACTCATACCGCCACCCTGTGCGCCTGCATCGCGTTCCAAATCACCGCCGCCTCATCACGCGGCACAATACGTTTCCCTTGCGGTGTCACGGTTACATAAAACCGCAGCCCACCGACAAAAATTAAATAAAGGCTCATTGCACAAAGCTCTCCAAAATTCACTTAAACAATCGTTACGCGTCACTAGCAGAGTGGTCAGCTCTTTAACGCGATTAACTTTTCCAAGTAGTTCAATAACGGCTCGTGAGAACCTGCCGACTCTTGCACTTCCTTGTAAGCTGAGCGAAGTTGGTCAATCGACGCAGACTCAGGCAGCAGCAAAAACGCACGAAAGGCCTCGCTCGATTCCTTACTGAAATTTGCCAGCAGCTGATCGCGGTTCGAGGTGGTTTGGTTTGCGCCAATCTTCGCCACCGAGAACCCAAGCGGATTCAAAAACTGATTCAAAGCCGTGCAGGCTCTTTCAGCTGGCATCGCCGTAATTACCGCAGGTAACAAATCCATCATTGTCGCTTTTGCCTCTACCGACGAACGTTCGTTGTAGCGGAAAAAGTTTTGCATGTTGTTTTTGTCGTCCTTGCCGGGTACTTTCAGCAATTCCTTGCGCTGAGCATCCACCTCGTTGGCGAGTCCCAGCTTGTAGTAAGCACTGGCGATCTTATGAGCAATGCACTCTTTGCTTAGTTCAGATCGCCAGCCCTCAATCGCGTTGCGTAGCACCGCCTTAAAGCTCATGGTCATATTTACTCCTTACTGTTTATTCATACAGAAAGCCGAGAATCACGCTGCTTCACGAAACTTCTGTAACCTATACTGAAAATCATCTGGCACCATAAATGCCGATGGGGTAAGAATTTTATGGTCAATGCCTGTCAGTTCATGCGCCTGCTGCATACGGCCATGTTTGGCAGGAAACTCCTGTGATGCCTCCCATTTGCGAACGGCCATTGAGGAGACGCCAAAAACTTCTGCCATCTTGGAATAACTGCCATTGAAAAACTCAAACCTCACATTGCTGACTATGTTATGCATAATGCCTCCATTTGCAACTATTGGTTTCTATATTAAAACACAACTGATAAGTAAGCAAAAGAACTTTAAAATAACCTATGGTTAACTAAAGGAGATCAACATGGGTTACAAAAACATGGTTGATAAAACTTTTGCAGACAGACTCAACGATGCGTGCAACAAAGCAGGCATACCTGTTCGAGGTAGAGCGAAGTACATACAAGATCGCTTGAGTGACAAACTATCAATCACAGCTATTAGAAAATGGCTGGTTGGTGAAGCAATGCCTGAAACTAAACGCATCGGAGAACTTGCGGTTATTGCCAACACCTCGGTTGAAGCATTGTTTGCAGATGAAGTAAATGGATCTCTGGGTGGAACCGTCCAAGATGTCACCGCAAATTACGGGACATCCCCAAGGCGCTTTGAAGTACCAATCTTGTCTTGGGTGCAGGCTGGAGCATTTTGTAATTCAGAGTCGCAGGTATTACCCCAAGATTGTGAGACTATACTGTGCCCGAATAGATCGGCATCTCGAAGTACCTTCGCCCTTAGAGTTGTTGGCGACTCTATGACTGCGCCTTACGGGAAAAGCTATCCAGAAGGGACAATTATTTATGTTGATCCAGAGAAAGAAGCGCTGCCACGCAATCGCGTAGTGGCCAGAACTGAGCTTGGCTTTACGTTCAAAGAATTGGCGATGAATGAGTTTGGAGAGAGATACCTAAAAGCGCTCAATCCCCATCACCAACCGATTTTTGGTGAGGGAATTGAAATATGTGGTGTGGTTATTGGAAGCTACAGCCCTGAACCCGCTTGAATCTGATAGTCATGACCGTTAATTAAAATATCCAAAAATTCAAGCTGGTTCACTCGTTTCTCGCCTTTGTAAGTGTTACTTGCAATATCAAATTCACGATAAATCACAAACCCATAATACATTTCGTTTTTCTCTTCGCTCCACCCCATAGGCAAAGCATTTTTAACCTGCAAAGCGATATCGCCCGTCTTCTTATCGAGCATATCCCCTTCTTTAAACGAAATTATTGGTCCTTGAGTCCAAAGGTATACATCTTTTTTATCACGCTTTCTTTTTAAATACTGAAGGTCTAGCGCATCACGAAAACAGTAACCGACATGAAAAGCCCATTCCTCATTGTTCAAACTGCCCTTCATAGACACTTTATCATAAGAAACCTTTGGGATAATCAATGTCTTATCTTGTCTATCAAAACTCGACTTTCCACTTTCAATTCGCTTTTTTATTATCTTTTTAATGATATCTAACTGACGCATTTCCATTGACTACTTTCCTGTTGAGTCTAAATCAATCACGTATTCCATAAACTTCTGAGCTGCTTTGCTCAGTTCTCGGAAATTAGTGGTTTTCTTACCTTTCGCTCTGACACACCAAGGCCTTTTATTTGTGGCAAGTTCAGATACTGAAACTAAATTAGGATCGGTAATAAATTCCTCCCCTATTTCCATCAGGAAGCTAATACTTGCTGATGGAGTTCGGCGCATTCGACCATTCTTAAAAAATCCAAATACACTAAATTCAGCTCCAACCTCTACACCCCAACCTAACGATTCCAGCGTGTCTTTATAAAAAGCGGCCACTTCGTCAAGGGACGAAAATTCCTTTGCTGGCTGCGGGGCAAAATACAAACCGTCGAGTCCATCGTCGGACTCATCAGCCATAACAAGTTTGCCAACAAAGAACTCTTTTACACGATTTGACGAATAACAACGTGCCCTGACTTTCACATCATCCACGATTGCAATAGGTGCGATCAGGCGTTTCGCTCCTGGTGACTTACCACCGAAATATCGAACTAAAACTTTTTCCTTGCGCTCAATTAGATCGCAAACCTCTTCTATATCCATGACTACACAACAATTTCCATATGAGAAAGAGCTATACAGTATGCATATCTAAATTGAACTTTATGCAACAAAACTCAAAATTCACTAAAAATGACACTTTGGGTTGTTGACAGATTGCAACCTCAGGTTACAATAACCTCAGGTTGTAGAAATTGCATCAATCGATAACCGAAACACGTATAGAACTTACTTGTGCAATGAGCTTCGCGGCCTGACCAGCCGCCCTCACTCCCTTTTGGGATAGGAAATACAGGAGTTTTTAGATGAATGACACCAATCTGCAAAGCATCAATTTGCATTTTGCAAAACAGCTAATTCAAACCGTTGAAGTAGCGAACTGTTTTGCTCACCAGTTTAAAGCAGAGGTATCTGGGCTTCGTGAAGACGATCCGCTACGTATTCAAGCGGAGCAAATGGAAGAAGACATCGCTAAAGCGAAAAAGATAGAGCTTTGGCTCAATGAACAGCAAGCAGCACTATTTGAGAGCATCCGCAATCAAACATCACGCTTGCATTCTGCAATTAACGCAAGAAGAACCGAACTGGCCGAATCACAACACCAGTTGCAGGGCTAGAAAAGAGAAAGCCCCTATCGGTGACCAAACCAACAGGGGCAATCTTTGTGCAATGAGACTTAACGCCTCGGAATCAAGTATATACAGGGCTGACCACCCTGACAAGCCATATACCTGAGTACGGGCACTCACCCTAAAAGGAAAGTGCAATGAGTACCATCGAATTTAGAAACTCTCTAGAAGCGTTCATACACCGCAACATCCGAGAGATCCTCGAAAAAGACGGGCACGAAACAGCCGACGCAACAAAAGCGGCCAACTTCGCCGTTGAAACCTACCGCAGCACCGCGACTTTTGGCGGACGACGGGGGGGCAAGTGTTTCGAGTTCTGCCTAGACAGAGCAAAGCAGTTTGTTGCCCCTCTCAAAAAGAAAGCCGAAAAAACCAAGCGTGCGCGGGGTAAAGCGGCATGAGCAATGAACGTGAGAAGAAGTTAGCGGCAGAACGCGCAAAGCGTTATCGCGCCAAAAAGAAGCAGACCCAGCACCACGAAGTTCGCGGCCTGCTTTTAAGCCAAACCGTTAAACAAAAACTGGATGAGGTACGAATTTTCTACGCCTACCCCGGCGAACCTTACGACGAAACCGAAGCCATTGAGGCATGCATTCTTCGGGCTCACAAAGATATGCCCAAGATCCAAGCACAGCTAGGAACCTGCAGCAAATGCGGTGAACAGCTTCCGCAGGGCTGCGCAAAGCTTTCTCAGGGCGGATTGTTTAATGGTGAGGCAAAGTGTTGGCACACATTAAACCGAGTACGCCTGTATCTGCCGGAAGGAGTTTAAGCATGGAGCGCTATCAAATCGGGATGCCAGTCGTCCGTTTTGTTGATGAGAACCCATATCAGGCCCAAGCGGATAACGCCAGTAAGCTAAAGGCTTACAGCAATGCGGTTCAAGTTGTCGATCAGTATTTATCAAAGCAGTTGGTAGTAGGTGAGAAAATTAGTAGAGGTGCATTATGAACCACCAAATTCCAGATTTTTTACTCGAAATGTCAAAACAAATGCACCAGCAGAACAATCGCATTACCGCGCACCCAATCTGGCAGGTTCGCCACAAACAGTATTTGGTAACAGAACAGGGCTACAACGAAAGTCACTGGGAAATTGCTGAAACCGAAGAAGGCAACACCCTTTACCACTCAGATAAGCATCATGATTACAAATTATTATTGCTATACCTCATTGAGAGTCATCCTTATTGGGTTCAAGAGTGGGCAGAGCAATTTACAGATATGAACATCGAGCTTGCTGATGGAGAAATGATGCTTGAAGAGCTTGAGCTAGACAGGCTGACGGATGCATTCAATTCAAGCTTTGACCCTGACTGGCAAGATCTTCCTGAAGGCGTTAAGAAGTTCCATATGCAAGAAATCGAAGTGGTAGTCAAAACCTGCTTAACGGAAGCGGATGCTAACGCATTCATTCTGCGAAAGCAGCATGACTACCCGAAGCTATACACCTACGTCGAGAGCATGGTGTTTTGCCCACAAATGATTGAGCTCAGAAACTGGATTCTTTCTTTAACTTCTAAATCGAAACACAGCAAATAAGCATTTAAAACGCCGCCTGACCAGCGGCTATTAACCACAACCAAAAGGAAACGTGCAATGAGCCTCCAAGTAACAAACGCATACATCAACGAAATCATCGAGAATGACATGGGCGAATTAATCCCTATGCACAGCATCGACAACCTTGGCCCACAAATAGGCTTTGCTGAATTCGAACGCCTAGTCGAGCAAGCGCACCGCGCGTTCTCAAGCAAACCCACAAAGGGGTTTGGCTTCTTCGATGCCGATAGCAATTTCAAGAAAATGATTGATCTCATGCTTGATGGTGCTGACTTCAATGAGTTCGCCTTCCTAGAAAACACCCATTTAATCTCTGAACTGAGCAAGTACCCATTTGCTGATACAGGCCTAGTCGTATTCGCACGTTATTGGCACTTTGCCAATGACCTCCTGTTGGTGACTATCATCCCATTCACCGAAGGAATGAAAATCAGCTTCGGGCGCAATTTAAGCCGTTTGACCTTCCTTGATATTTCTGGCATCACGATCGCTGCAGTAGTCAATATCACTGAGTATCAAACCAACCCAGATTCAAAGCGCTACGTCAGCTACATCAAAGGCCGCGCTGGTCGCCGCGTGGGAGACTTCTTCTTTGACTTCCTCGGCATCCAAAACGGCATCGACATCAAAATGCAAAACACTATCTTGATGCAAGCCGTCAATGATTTCATCAACGACCAAACCACCGAGCAAGATGAAGCGTTATTGATTCGCAAGCAAGTAAAAACTCACTGCTTTGATGTCGCCAAACTCGGTGAAGAGCTAGACATTGCAGAGCTTTCCGGCGAAATGCCAACCAACAACGGCCAATCGTTCGAGAGCTACGTGATTGAGAACGGCTACGAACTTGCACCACAGTTCCCAGTAGACAAGAAGATGATCAGCAAGCTTGTTGCCTACAAAGGCGCTGGCGGTGGCATCAATATTCAATTTGACCGCGCCCTACTCTCTGAGCGCGTTTTCTATGATGTCGAAACCGACACGCTAACTATTAAAGGAACGCCACCAAACTTACGTGACCAATTGGTGAGAGGGTAAAACCCAACTAGAACTAATCCGATAGCCACCTGACCAGCGGCTTGATATGAACACATATGTGCAGTGAGATTAATATGTTAAGAATTAATGAACTTGTAGTAGATAACTTTGCAGGCGGTGGCGGTGCATCCACCGGAATGGAGCTTGGCCTTAATCGTCATGTTGATATCGCGATTAATCACGATCCGGCAGCAATAGACATGCACAAGATGAATCACCCTGAAACCAAGCATTATTGCGAATCTGTTTGGGATGTGGATCCGGTTGAGGCCTGTGCAGGTCGTCCAGTTGGTTTGGCTTGGTTTTCTCCTGATTGCAAACACTTCTCAAAAGCCAAGGGCAATAGACCAGTTGATAAAAACATTCGCGGCCTTGCTTGGGTTGCAATTCGTTGGGCTGCATTAGTGCCAGTGCGCATCATAATGCTTGAGAACGTTGAAGAGTTTATGACTTGGGGGCCAGTGGTAGAAGTTGAGCCGGGGAAGTTTAAACCATGCCCAGATCGTAAAGGCGAAACGTTCCAGGCTTTCTTAAAAGTGCTTACCACTGGATTGGAAAAAAACCATCCAGTATGGGAAGAAATCCGCGAAGCATTGGGAAGCAGCTTTCCCTATGAGCGCTTAGAAAAAGGCTTGGGCTATAAAGTCGATTATCGCGTTTTAAGTGCTTGCGATTACGGCGCGCCAACCATTCGTAAGCGCTTTTTCCTAGTGGCTAGAAACGATAACAAACCAATTAACTGGCCAGAGCCAACGCACGGCCCAAAAGGTTCTGGGCTAATTCCTTACGCTACCGCAGCAGATATCATTGATTGGTCGATTCCAGTTAAATCAATTTTCGGCAGAGAAAAGCCACTTGCCGAAAAAACAATGGAGCGTATCGCAAAAGGTTTGGAAAAGTTTGTATTCGGTACAGATTCGCCATTTGTCGTTAACGGCGAATGCGCATTTATTGCCAAGCACTACACAGGCGTAACGGGTTCAGATTTAAGAGAGCCATTAGCGACCGTGACAACGACAGATCATAACGCGCTGGTTATGGCGTTTATGACAAAGTTCCGCTCTGGAAGCGTTGGTTATGATATTGAAACGCCAGTTCATACCATCACATCAGGCGGCGAACAAAAAAGACCTGGCACTGCAAACACCCAAGCTTTAGTAACAAGCCACATGGTTAAGCTTCGCGGAAACAATATAGGCCACCCAACCGATGAGCCACTGCATACCATTTCAGCCGGCGGTTTTCATCTTGGCGAAGTTAGAGCATTTCTAATTAAGTATTACGGTACTGGTGTTGGGGAAGATCTTCTCTCCCCAATAGGCACAGTGACCACAAAAGATAGATTCGGGCTTGTCACTGTTTTCGGGGAACAATATCAACTGATTGATATTGGCATGAGAATGCTTGAGCCACATGAGCTATTTGCAGCTCAAGGGTTTCCATCTGATTACAGAATCACCCACAACTCAGAAGGCAAGAAAATTAGCAAATCTAGCCAAGTGGCCCGTTGTGGCAACTCAGTGCCGCCGCCAGTAGCTCAAGCTCTGGTTGAGGCAAACCTAATGCAAGATAAACTAGCAAAAGCCGCCTGACCAGCGGCTTATCTCAAACAGAACAGAGAACAGTGCAATGAACTTAACAAATAACTATACATTTACTTACCAAGCACCAAGCTTCCTTAATGATTTCGCCAGCAAAAAAGAACAGGCCGTTTACGATGTGTGTAAATACCCTGAATCTTCTAACAACATCATGTGTCATCAAGAAGTGCTCGATTTCTTTCAGAAAGGCCGCACAACCATCATTCAATGGCGAAAAGAACGTGGCTTCCCTGAGCCCATCAGCAAGGCTCCGCTCCGTTGGCTGCGTAGCGCCGTGATGGAATGGGTAGAACATCAAGGCGGTTTTAAAAAGGCGAGCTAA